GCAGCCCCAGTTTCGCCCTTGTACTTGGGCTGTTTTGTAACTTACTCAACGTAGCTGCGGTGCCCCGTTTGGCGCCATCGTTTGCAGCGGCTTTGCGGGTGGCGACCATGGCAGCCTCAAGCTGATCGCGGCTCACGTATTCCACGCCGCCAATGTTGGTGGTTTGGAATGTCATGTTGAGCATGGGACCGTTACGGGCTCCAGGTGCGTTACCCATTGCATCGCGCAGATTGTTGTTATTGACGACAGTGCCACCAGTACCAGGAACAAACAGTTCAGGACCACGTTCGCCAATTAGATAAGGCTGCTGACCGCTAACAGCACCGCCACCAGCACGACCACCAACGGCCAACCCCGGAATAGGAGTTTTAAGTGCACCAGTGCCAGTCAAGTTTTTATTAGCTGTACCAAATGCACTGCCGCCACCACCTAACGCATTCAAAATGCTTTGCAAAATAATAAGTGTCATTTGTTTTGTGATTATTTCAACTGCCATGTTTATAAACGCATCCCCAATCTTTTTGAATGCGTCAGCCAATGCCTCTTGTGTGGACTTGGCTCCAGTAATTACCTCGCCAAACGCAGTGCTAAAAGCAGAGCTAATCGCGGTAGCCCCATTCACGATTGCATCAGTTTGCAATTTAATTGGATTCAATTCCTCTTTAAGCTGTGAAATTTTATCCGTTAATCCAGAAGCTACCGTGCCTCCGCCTGCAACACCAAACTCGGTGGCATCAAAGGCGGCTTTGAAAAGCTTCTCAGCTTCTTCCGCTTGCTTTTTAAGAGCTTCGGTTTGAAGGTCAATTAGTTCAAGGCGGCGGATCTCCGTATTTATCTGATTAAGGTTTGTCTGCTGCTCTGCATTTTTTAGTTCGCTAATTTGCTTTGCTCTATCCTCAAAATCGTATTGAATTTGCAGGCGCTTACGTTCAAGCTCGGAAGATTCAAATAGCAGTGCTGCTTGCCGTGAAAATTGGGTACCTAGTTGATCACCGATTTCAAGAGATCGTTGAAGCTCTTTTGCTAAGCGTTCCGCTTCACGTTCCGCATCGGACTTGCCCGCTTTTTTGCTTTTGCCACCAGTGGCAGCCATGAGACCTGGCAGGGTAACGGCAGCAGCAGGCGGTGTTGCGGTAGGTGGCTTAAGGATGCCCTGCTGATAGCCGTATGTCCGCATTAAATCGCGGAACCGCTCTTCGCGTAGCTGCGTGAATTGATCCGCATTGATACGACCACCTCCGCGCAACTTGGCAATTTGTTCGGCTTCTTGCCCTGCCTGCCTAAACAAACGATCACGCTGTTGCGCTGGAAGGTTTGCGCCTAATTGACGCTGCAGCAGAATTGTTTCAAAGACGTTGTTTACTTGGTTTGCGATATCAATAGCAAGACCCAAAATGCTCTGCATCGCAGGAGCAAGAATTGAACCCAAACGCGAAGCAAGGTTTTGAACTGCGTCTTGCAGCGTGCTCAGTCTTCCCGCCAATGTATCGCTTTGAGCTACGGCACCATCTGCGTATTTACCACCGGCAGCGGTAAGTTTTTGTATTGCATACTCAACAGCCTGTGCGCTTATTCGTCCTTTTTCTAACGCGTCTTGGAACTCTTCACCGCTTAAGTTGTATTCCTCGCGCAGAACCTGCTGAAGAGCAACGCCACGTTCTTGGAATTGCAGTAGCTCTTCACCTTGAAGCCGACCCTTGGCCTGTACCTGTCCGTAGGCAGTAACCAAACCTTGCAGCTCAGCCCCAGTAGCACCACTTACATCAGCAAGACGCCTTGTTGTTTCAACGACCTTATTAGTTTCAACACCAAACGCCTGTAAACGCTTGGCCGAATCAATCAGCTCAGTGCTGGTAAACGGTGTCGCAGCGCCTAATTGCTGAAGATCTTTAATGATCTGCCCAGCCTTTTCAGCACTGCCAGTTAAAACCTGCAGGCTACGTGTTTGACTTTCAATTTCAGCGGTACTAACGAAAACAAACTTGGCTGCCTGAATTACAGAAAAAGCAGCAGCAAGCTTGCCTATCGCGCCACCCAGCCCACCTATCGCACGCTCTGTTTGCTGCGCCTGTGACTGAACATCACGCAGCTTTTGGGTTGCGCCACGGCTATCAACGTTAATCGCAACGTTGGCGACGACAGACACGGCACAACCCTTTTGCTATCAGCAGTCTACCGTCGGCGCTTCATCTGACGTTCTTGCTCTTCGTTTTGAATTTCAAAATAGCTAGACCAGATCAACAGTTCTTCTAAGGTCACTTCAGTATTGAGCCGAGCCAATGAATAACCCAGCTCTTTTGCTATGCCTAATTGCAATAACAGCAGCTTATCCTTTTTGAGTTCAGCCTTTACGGCTTTTCATGTCCAGTTCTTCGCCTTCCTCAGGGTTGCTAATGATGGCGAGCATCATGGATTGAAGGTCAGCGTCAAGCACTTCGTTTTTTAGTTCGGCAATTTCACCAGCTTGAAATAAGCGTTGCCCGGCTTCATCCATGGCTTTAGTAACCAAGAGATTCAAAGCGAATCCGTTGGCATCTTCACCACCTGGCATCTTTTGCGCTCGCTCGCGTTCCGCCATGGTTAAAGCTGTGGCATAAAACTCAAACGTGCTGCCATCGTTCAAGGTGACAACTCGCTTGATAGGTGTCAGATTGGCAGCCTTTTTCAGCCGAGCAAGAGCAGACGAAACAGGCGCAGGCATAAAAATCAGTCGTTGGTTATTACTTTAGGCATAAAAAAGCCCCCAGCGCAAGGCCAGGGGCATGAAAGTCAAACCGACTGACCTTATCAGGCAGTGGCAAAGTCGAAGGTGGGCACGCCAGACGGGCGGAAAGTGATTTCAACCTGTTGAGCATCGTCGGGGTTGATATTCAAGCTGGCGGTCAGCAGCACGGCATCCATTGCGATGGAGCGGCTCAGGGCTTCGGTGCTTTGTTTGTCGGTGTAAAGCTTGAAGGCGCAACCAACTTGCTGACGCTGCAGTACGTCTTCCACCATGCGGTTAGACAGGGCGCTATCTTCGTTGGTGACGTAGATAGTGGCAGTACCGTTGCCATCAGCAAAGCCGGGGATATACGCGCGGAAGGGCGCATACTGACCGGCGGTTTGCCCGATGGTAGTCACGTCGATTTCAGCAACCTGACCGACAGCGGCATAATCGGCGTAGTACACCTCGAATTCGTTAGGTGATGCGACGGTGCCATCGTCAGTGATGGCAAGGATAGTGCCACCAGCGGCAGTCGATACGGTAAGTGCGCCAGTCGAAGCTGTGTAGCTCAGAACGTAGTAAGTAGTCCCAGCATCAATGGGCGCAGGTAAAGTGCCGGTGCCAGAGCCACCAGTTTGGCTATTGACGACGCGAAACTTAACAGGATCGCCCGCCTTCAGATTGAGATAAGTCTGAACTGTGATCGTGTCAGTACCAGCATTCACGCCAGATTCACCGAATGTGCCGGTGGTGCCAGCGGGTTTGTAGTAAAGGGCGCCGGACGTACCGGACAAAACAGTAACAGCCATGTTGTGAACGGTAGTGGCTACCGTCAGTCTAAATACGCTTCAAACGTAGCAGTTAGCTGAGTTTGAAAGTAAGACTCAGGTGCTGCTGGCGTTACTTGGGCAGGTCCCGAGGCTGCATCAAAGATGATGCTAGAAAACTTGGCGCGATCAAACAAATCCTTGATCCGTTCTGCAATAGTGAAGTTTGCAGCGGCGCCTTGACCTTGCGGCGTAAAGACATTGATCACCAGCGTGCCAGTCTGGCGGTTAAAGCTAGTCAGCGTGGCGTAGTTGTTATCGCCAAAGCGAATGAACGCTTGCACCCATGGCGTGTTGTTGGGTGGCGTAAATGGAACGTTCTGATAGCTGACCGAATACGCAGGCGACAGCGCCATCTGCGTTGCAATGCGCCCTTCAATGGCAGCGCGAACGTCGTTGTAGGTGCTACTCATGATTCCCTCCCGATGCGGTCAGCGTTGGTTCGCACAAAGCCTTGTATGTCTTTGG